AAAAGAAACATATATGCATTAAAACAAAATTACCTCAATATAATTCTGACTGATATGGATAGAATAATGCCATATAAAACGGGTTCCACCCAATATATGAGTGAAACCCTAGTTAGAGGAGAAAATATTAAATTATATTCCTAATTATTCCTCTGCAAGTTTTTGGAAATAAGAAAGAGCATCATCCTCATCTGAACTTTGTGATGCTACAGGAGCAGCAGCCACAGGTTCTTTACGAGCATTGAAGTCTGGTGCATAAGAACCACGACTGTTATCTTCCTCTGCTACCTCTTCGTCTATACGACGTACAGGTTGCTTATTACCTAAAACATAGTCCAAACGCTTCTTCAGGTCATCATATGACTTGAATTGGTCTGGTGCGGTGACAGCAGCAAGTGAATACTGCTTCTTCCATAATGCCTCTAGAGCATCATCGTCATCAAGTAATGGTGATACTGAATCGAACTCTGACTTATCATAGTTCCAGAACCCATCCTTCTTAACGATCTTCAACTTGAAGTTTGCACCTTGCCAGAAGTCAAAAGGATTGATTGGAGTTTCATCCTCAAACTCAGGCTGCATTGCTTCCATAACCTTATCAAAGATCTTCTTACCAAACTTGAAGAGAAATACTCCACCCTCATTCTGAGGATTGGTAGGATCTTTAACAACATAGATGTTGCTGTAATAAGATAACTTACGCTTTTGCTTGCGAACAGTATCTTTATCAGACTCATTACCACTGTTCCATAATTCTCTATTGTAATCAGAGACTGGATCTTTACCACCTGTTGTAGTTAATGAGTTTTCAATATACCACCCACCTGGCCCTTGAAAGGCATGGGAGTATAGTTTTGCCCACGGAATATCCTCACCTTCAGGGGAAGGTAAGAAACGTATGACAGCAAAACCGTTTCCAGTTTTGTCTAGTTCTGGTTTCCAAAGGCGGTCATCACCACCTCCACCAGTATTATTCATTTTCTCTACTTCCTTAACTAACTTTTGAGTTAAAGAACCTAGAGAGGATTGCTTTTTTAAGTCCTTAAAAGACATTCGGATTACCTCGGATTTTTTAGATTTGGCTTTTGTGATTCCGTATATGAATCATATCAATCAACTTGATTTGTGTCAAGTTGTTTCTTCATTAAATTAACCATCTGTGCCATCTGATTAAACAGCACACTCATATCAACATTAGAAGGAAGTCCCATTAGAGTAGCAGATCTTGCGATCTCCTGCTTCATTCTCTTCGCTTCAGGATCATCAGACAAACTCAATCTAGCATAAATTATTTGCTGCTTATTAAGAAGTTTCTCTAAAAGACCAATGTGATATGCTTTATCCTCATTGTTCATAAATTGAAACTTCATAATCTGCCCATACACTTCTTCCTGAAGTTCAGAGATCTCAGCCATCTCTGCACGAACTATTTCTGAGTCGAAGAAACTCATTCACCACCCTCATTATCTACTACTTCAACAGTACCAGTTTCTGGTACTACATCTTCTTCTTTACTCTGTTCAATTTGTTCTAGTACATCAACTGCACCTAGAAGTTTCATACGAGTCTCAGTTAAAGTGTTTAACTGAACTGTAATATCTTTCAATTGTGTTCTTAAATTTTCAAGAACTTCTGCATTTTCAAGAGCCATGAATGACAACCTCCTTCAAGATTTTTTTGTAACGGAATATATCAATATTTAGGAAGGGAGAATACTTTTTAATTTTACGACTTACGGTTTCCCATACAGGATCTTTCAGTCGTTTATCAAAGTCTTTCACATACCCAAACACACGATCACATATTACCATAGTTTCTATGGATATGTCACCCCCTAGATAACTTTTCAGTATGGATGGGTGACCTTTAGAACAATCAAATACATCATCTACTTTCTTATCATCAAACAAACTGTTAATTTCTTCTCGGAAAACATAGGATAATGACTGCACTTTCTTCTGCCAATCCTGATACCTACCTTCTCCTTCCTTTATCATCTCTCCTATCCACATAGTAGATGGATCAGTCGTATAAACAAAATTAGATACGAAAAAATCTACTACTTCTTTATCATTCTTCTGTCTTGATACTTTCTCAAACCAAAATCTATCCTTTCTCTTATAGAAGGCCTGTTTAGTTGCCCTAGTCTTTCCACCATACTTATGAAAATCATAATGATCTTTAGTGAAATGATTTTTTAATGAAAGATAACAACGGTAAGCATCAAAGGGCATCATCTACCTTCTCTTGATTTATTTCTAATTGTAATATGATTACCTTCGATTGCAATCTCTAGATAATCACGATGACTCCAACCTAATTTTTCATACATCTCATTGAGTTTAGCCATGTCTTCCCACAAATCAGTAGGAGTAGGTTCACCCCAGAAGGGATTATCATCAGGGTCATTCATAGTGGCAACTTAGCACGGGAACTTCTCTTTAGAAAATTAAGTTCAGATGCTTCATATTTAATCTTTTCTTTTAGAGGTTTAGATATTAGTTTAGGAACTGACTCTAAATCAATGGCGTTTAAATCACAGAAATAAACAATAGCATCAATATAATTCATGTCCTCTTGATTGAGAACAAGTTGTTCTATTTCTTGTGCAAATTTAGCAGGACAAAAAAACTTGTCCTTCAATGCTTGTTCTAATTCATTCTCCATTCGCTGCCCCAGTATTGTGAGATACAAATTCTTTTATATAACGAACTAGAAGCTTAATATAATCCCCTTTGTTTCTTTTGTCAAATACTTTTACTTCACCATTAGGTGTTACCATAATAGTGATTAATTTTTTGACAGGAATTTCAGTTAGTTCGTAGTAAGCAGCAGCATAAAAAGTTTCCTGAACGAAATAGTTTTCCAACCACTTCTCAGGTTTAATCTTCTCAGACGTTTTAAAGTCTATTACTGCTAACTCTCCTTCATACTCTGCTATGCAATCAACTCTACCTGCAAGACCAAGATACTCAGAGTAAAGAGTTCTTTCTATAGCATGTACGTTATTTATCTTATCTAAGTAGGGTTTAGCATGATGAAACATAAATTGAGTAGCAGGTCTAAACTGCGTCCAATCTATTTCATTGTTCCTCATATAAACTTCGACTGCTTCATGGAAATCAGTTCCACGAGTGGTTGCTTTCTTTGTGATGCGATTAGCTTCTTCTATACCAACTCTTTGTCTCCACTTAACAAAGATCTCACGATTATAAAAAGAAGTTACTGAAGTAATAGAAGGAACCCAACTACCATCAGGGAGTTTGTAAAGTCTACATCCTGGTGTTTCTTTCTTTTCTAATTCAATATCACCTAAGTGATTGCAATGTTCAAAAATCATTTAAATAAAAAACTGAAAGGACATTTACTTTCACCAGTCTGAGAAAACAATTTAGGTTTCCACCTTTTATCAGCTTGACCTTCCTTCATTTTCTTATCATACTCTTCGTAAATAAGATCTATCTTTTGTGGATCTTCTTCTTGAGAAAGAATAATACCATCATTTAAATTAGGAGGATGAAAAGCAACTCTAAAAAGAGGATCTCCTTTCTTTATTATAACAGGTTTAGATTCATTCACAATAGTAAGAGCTAAACTACATCCTCGTGACCAATTAGATAAATTAAACCAACCAGGAACAGCAACAAAATTATTATTCAATGCTGTCATAGGATGATCATTAAATTCAAACCAAACATCATCATCGTGAGTCCAAAATACAAATCTTGGAAACTTTAATTGAACAACTGGTCTAGGTGAATTAATATGATCTATATCACCTTCTAATATAGAAGCATTAGTGGATCGAATAAGATGTTCACCATCAGGTTTTCTAATAACCTGTAATTTAAAATTGATTGGAGAAGTTGCTACAAAAACTCTACTACTTTTATGATTGAAAACAGGACATTGACTGTAAACAAAACGGTCATCATCCAAATCACTTTGTCGGACTAACGAATCATCAAATTGTCTATGATTGACATTAATATAATGGATTGTCGTGTTCGACATATCATATAGTTGTTTCCATCTTGGCTAGTAGGTACTCTTTCACAAATCCAGAACGAACAATATCTTCGATTCCAAATTCAACAATATCAACTGAGGGCATCATGCGAAGGATCTTCATAAAATCAATCACACCATTCTTCTCATTAGTTTTAACAAGATCTGATTGAGTGGCATCACCACAAAACATAATCTTAGAGTCTTGTCCTACTCTTGTTATTATACTATCTAACTCATGAAAGTTCAAGTTTTGATATTCATCTACAATTACAATTGCTTTATCTAATGTTGTACCACGAATAAATGATGTGCTCCAAAAAGAAATAGTTCCTTGTGCTTTAAGATTTCCATAGAGCATTTCAAAATCAGACTCTGATGGCATCTCAAACATATACTTGACCATATTCTTATATGGTATCTGATAGAGTGAAGACTTATCTTCATGATCACCTGGTAGGAATCCAATCTCTCTTGTAGATACAAGTGACCTTACAATATAGATCTTCTCATAAGGAGTCTTAGGATCTAAAACATCTCTAAGTGCATTATAAAGAGTTATGAATGTCTTACCAGTTCCAGCACAACCATATGCTACTAAGTTTTGGTTGTTCTCATAACAACGAAATAATTCTTCTTGGTTTGGAGTTAGAGGAGTAATTTTCCTCATCAATTCCGTATTAATAGGTTTCTTTCTTTTCATTTGCTTTGTACTCATTCCCATTGGAACAGGTGATTTACTACGAGACCTTGATTTGGCTGGCATGTTATTCGGATTCAGTCATTACGGATTGAGTAGAAGACTCGTAAGAGCCTCTTTTAACTAGTCTTCCAGAGATACCTCCAGATTTATCTGCTTTCTTTAATACCTCACCCCATCCAGGATTTTTATTAACTAGTTTATCTCTCCACTCACCAATAGTTTCAAGTCCCAAACCAGGCATCGTAGAAGGATCAGAGTAGTCTCTATCCCAGTCAGGATTGTCAGTCTTCCACTGATCCCAAGCATGAACACTCATCTTAACTTCCTTCTGTTCACCAGTTTCTTTGTTTATAACAGGGTATGTTGCCATATTAATAGAATAATGTGTAAGATTATTTAGTTATAAAAAATTAAAGTTAATATTAATTCTTGCTTGTGCATCTGTGGTGTTTGTTGAATTATGCAATATAAATGGATCAAAAAATATCAT